TAAGATTGATGTTGTTTCCTGAAATAGTTAAATCTGTTCCGTCACCTTCGATCTTTTCAGCATCATCACCGAAAGTCAAACCAATGTTTGCTGGTAAGTTTACATCAGCACCTGCCGTTAAGTTGATGTCACCAGTTCCTGTTGGATCTAGTGTGATATCAGCGTTGGATCCATTTGATACGATTTCGTTTGTTGTTACACTTGTTGCTGTCAAGGCATCTGTAATAGTTGTTGCACCTGTCACTGCCAAAGTGCTTGACAATGTTGTTGCACCAGTAACTGCCACAGTCGAAGTGGCCGTAACCGCTCCGTCAATGTTAACTACGCCATTGGCTTGTAGGCCTTCTGCAATCGTTATTGATGATGAATCATCTGAGCTCAATGTTGTTCCTGCTATTCTCACTGCTGAAGCAACTACTCCACCTGTACCGTTTGGTAATAAGATGATGTCTTCGTTTGATCTTGCTGATGTAATTCTTTGTCCATTTACATCCATATCACCACCTAGTTGCGGAGAAGTGTCCTCAACTAAATCGTTGGCTTCTGCTGTTGAGCCATATAATTCTGTGAAATTGTCGTTAATCTTGTCAAATGCTGTTCTTAACGGATCACCTGTTCCGTCGTTTGCACTTGATCCTATACCTATTGTTTGTTTAGCCATGTGTAAAATCCTCTGTTAATAAGATTATTTAGCATCAATTCTAAGAACCTAACGTAAAATTAGATATCTATGGAAACTCTTTGGAACTTGAATACTGTGCTATCGCTTGAAGTGTTTGTGACTAGAACTCTAACATTACCACCGCTTATATCAGCTGTGAATGTTGTCAAAGGGCCTGTGTGGTCTGTTGTAGATCCAAACACTGTGATGTAAGCATCTGTACCGTCGTGCGTAACATTGGCTTCCACTATCTCAAATCTGCTGTTTGTGGCATCTGTTATGGATATAAAGTATTTGCAACTTCTGTATGTGTCCACAGCAAAAGTATTCAAAACAGACGTTGTTGAAGTTGCCACTGTTGTCGTAGCATCTGCAATATCTGAATTATTAAGTGTTGCACCTGCAGTGGCAAATGATAATGTACCTGATCCGTCAGTTTTAAGGAACTGATTCGCACTTCCATCTGACGTTGGGAAAGTAAACCCACTTATTGTGACACCACCTGTACCGTTACCTGACAGTTCAAGGTTTGCATTTGACGAATTAGTCTTCACTGTGTTATCGTCAAGTGTGATCCCTTCAAGTGTAAGTGCTGAAGTCACTGTCAATGTTGTAAATGTACCTGCCGCAGGTGTGGTTGCACCAATGGCAGTGCCATCAATTGAACCGCTGTTGATATCTGCTTTGGCAATTGATACTTGCCCTGTTCCCGAAGGTGACATAACTAGATTCGAATTTGAAGCTGTCGCTTTAATCTCATTATCAGTAATATTGATGTTGTCATCAATAGTTAAGCTGTCAATGATCACAGAACCTGTACCGCCTGGTGTTAAACGAATGTCTGCATTTGAATCAGATGATATAATGTTGTCAAAAAAGTTTAAATTGTCTACACCCAAAGTACCTGTGATGTTCATATCACCGGTTACTGTCAATGCTCCTAGTGTGGTCAAACCAGTTACATCAAATGTTCCTGTGGTGCTTAAATTTTCATTACCAAAACTTATGTCTCCACTTGAATCTGTGATAGAAGCACCAGCCATGGTCAAAGTGCCAGCAGTCATTGTTCCTGATGTTGTTAAATTCTCGTTTCCAAAACTTATGGCTCCACTCGAATCAGTGATTGAGCCATTTGCCAATGTTAAATTTCCTATTGTAGATCCTGTTGCACCAGTAATAGTTCCTGTTGTGGTTAAATTTTCATTTCCAAAACTTATAGCACCCGAGGAGTCAGTTATTGATCCATTTGCTAGGGTAAGGTTCCCTATTGTGGACCCTGTTGCCGCAGTCATTGTTCCTGTGGTAGTTAAATTTTCGTTGCCAAAACTTATTGCACCACTCGAGTCTGTAATAGAACCATTTGCCAGAGTTAAGTTTCCGACTGTTGATCCCGATCCTGCTGAGATGGCACCTGCAAATGAGATTGTTCCAGACACTGTCAAATCACCGTCAACAATCAAACCATCATTGATGTTGATTGCTGTTGAGTCATCTGAGCTCAATGTTGTGCCGGCTATCTTAATTGCTCCAAATACAACCGAACCTGATCCCGAAGGAAGTAAATTTATATTTTCGTTAGTCCTGGTTCCTTCAATATTGTTACCGTTGAATCTTATTGCTGGCATCACTACTGCGCCACCGCCAGCTGGTGAGAATATTAAATCGTCATCAGATCTGGTAGCTCTAATTTCGTTGCCTGTAACCTGAATGGTTGTTAGATCAAATCCGGGTGATGCATAAATTTCGGTGAAGTTCGTGTTCACCTTGATCATTGCATCTCGTAACGTATCCCCCGTTCCGTCGTTTGCGTTTTGTCCTACATTTAATACTAATTGTGCCATGTTATACTACCATTAACCTTCTTACCACTGTAACTTCATGTGTGTTAGTACTACTTATCGTTCCTCTGAGTCTAACATTGCCACCTGATATGTCTGTTGTGAACTCCACTAGATCACCTGTGCTGTTTGTGGTTCTTCCAAATACGGACATATATGGTGTTGTGCCGTCGTGTGTGATCCTTATTTCACCTGTTTCGTACAATCCTCTTTCACCACTGCCTGAATCTGATATTGAGAACACATATGACGCACTTCTGAATTCAGATACACTGAAACTGTCCAGTGTTGCAGTGTTAGTCGGTGTCCCCACTGCTCTCGCTAGAGGTATCTTGAATATGTTTGTGATGGTTGTGGACTGTTCAATTGTGCTTTCTGCCCTTAGTTCCACGTTGCTACCGTTCACTGCCGATGTGATGGTAATGAATGGAGCCGTTGTTGACTCACTGTTTATGTCAAACTCTGTGTGGTATGCGTCGGTGCCGTCACTGACCAACATTACTTCTGAAAACTGTACCCTGCTGTCGCCATCCTTCATTGCCACTAGATAGTTTGCGGCCTGTACACTGGAGTGGGCAAATGAGTCAAGTGTGGTGTATGGATCTCTATCTCCCCTATGCATGTGTACCCTGAATGCATTCACTGTTGTCGATGATCCAGACGTGGATGCCGCTGAAAGAGTAACTGTGCTTGACCCGTTATGTGCCGCTGTCAATGTCAGTTGATGTGTTCCTTTTGATGAAACATATGGCCCTTCATGCACGAATGCTTCTGTGCCATTGGTAAGCACAGTGGCTTCCATGATCGAAGCTGTTGATTCTGAGTTGTTGAATCCAACTATTATGTAACTTGCACCTGTGAAACTAGTATCTTCAAAAGTGTCTATAGCTGTGGCACTACTTGATACCGTTGAAGCGGCCACAGTGTTGAAATCTGTTCCTGTTGATCCTGACTCGTTGTCGGCCAATAACACTCTGTAAAACTTGACCTGGATGTCAGGTATGTTTCCTGCACATCTTAATCTCACATCACTTCCACTGATGTCTGTTGTCAGAGTGACTAGTGCCCCGTGTGAGAAATGTTCATTGAATGTAGTAATAAATGAATTAGTGCCATCATGCACAACCATTGCTTCCAGCGTGTCAATATACCCGGTTACTGTCTCTTTGGCTGACACATAATATTTGGCTCCTCTATAACTGCCTTTTGCAAAGGTGTCTAAATTGTCTGTTTGTCCTGTTGGAGCCTTCATGTGTACTCTATATGCGGCAACCTTGGTTGAACTGCCAGATGTCGATGATGCCTTCAATGTCACTGTGTTGGATCCATCATGTTCAGCTGTAAGATCTAATTGGTTTGTGCCCTTGGTACTGACATATGGTCCAGACGAAACAAAAGCATCTGTTCCTTCTGTGATCACATTGGCTTCCTGTATTGATGCCGCGGCCTCACTGGAATTGTATCCAACAATCACGTAATGGGCTCCGTCGACAGACGTGTCATTAAATGTGTCTACTGTTGTGGCAGAGCTGGATGCCGTCACTCCACCAATCACTTTGGTGTTTGTGTGTGTTGCTGTGGTTGGCGCATCGGCCAACAAAACTTTATAGAAAGTGATTCTTGTGTTGTCATTTGCCACAACGCATCTTAATCTGAGATTACCACTGTCAATGTCTGTGGTTAGGTCGCCGTTGAAAAGACTGGAACTGCCACTGAAATGTTCGTTGTACTGGTTTATGAATGCATTGGTACCATCATGCACAACCAAACACTCTACGTTGCTGACTTCATTACTGTCAAGGTTGTTTACAGATATGTAATACTTGGCACCCCTGAAATTTGCGATAGCAAAACTGTCAATTGTTGCTGTAGAACTTTCAGGTGCTTTAAGATCAATCCTGTAAGCTGTGACAATGGTATTGACACCACCACCAGCGGCATTTGTTGCCGATGCCTGTAGCGTCACTGTGCTTGATCCATTGTGTGATGCTGATAAAGTTAAATGGGCAGTGTCGTCTTGTGTTTTTGAAGAACATTCACCGTACTGTGTAACAAAGGCATTTGTGCCATCATGCACCACGGTCGCCTCCATTGCGGTAGCGCCACCTCCACTTGCTCCACCAGTTCTTGCCACTATTATGTAGTGTGCGGCGTCGACAGCAGTTGCGTCGATAGTGTCTATAGTTGTAGCCGCACTGGTGACGTCGGTCACAGTGGCAGTCGTTCTAACATTCGAACCTGTTTCTGCACTCTCTGTGTCACCAAGTAAAATTCTGTATGCAGTTACTCGTGTGTTTGATCCTACTGTCGCACTGCCTCTCAATCTGACAGTTGTCCCATCTATATCTGCTGTCAAAGTGATTAGTGAATTGTTTCCTGAAAAATGTTCGTTGTAAGAAACTATGAACGCATTTGAACCATGATCATGTGTGACAAGAGCTTCAAGGTTCGAAACTTCACCAGTCTCCATGTTGTTTACTGAAATAAAATATTTTGCTCCATTGTTTGCATTTCTGGCAAAGGTGTCAATGTTAGCAACCGTGCTTCCTATGGTTACTCTCGCTATTGATGATTCATCTGTTTGTTCACCCGAGTATCCTGTTGAGTCATCGTCACCCAAACCGATCCTGTAATAAGCGAATGTGTTGTTGTTGGCCACAGTACTGCCATCATTGTCAGTTGATCTTATTCTAACCTTGCTGGTGCTGTCACCTGATGTTACCACATCTGTGGTGTAGACTGGATGGTTGTCGCCCTCGTCAGTATTGACAATGGCCGAATTCGTCATAAAAGAATCTTGTAGGTTATGCATCAATGATATTTTCCTTGTTTCAAAACTGCCATTGGCAACATCTTTATTGACCACAAAGAACCAAGCACTGTCATACTGTCCCGCCGTAAATTCTGCACAGGTTGTGGTTCCTGAGTGTGATAGTGTGGAGTGTGTGCCATGTGCTGTCACATGGTCAATTTCTGTCTCTTGTATTCCACCTACCGTGACTACGTCTGTGTCTGCTACTCCGTCATCACTGCTGTAGGACGATGAGTCGTTGTCACCCAGTCCGATCCTGTAGTATGCTATTGTGTTGGAATTGGATTTTGCTGAATCGTCATGTAGTCCACCATTACCTAAAAGTCTTATGTTACTACCACTCAAATCTACATCAGTTTCTAAATGGGCGTGTGCTGAGTCTGTTCTTGTGATGCTTGAAGATGTGATGAATGCATCTTGTGTACTGCCGTCGCTAGTAGTTCCATGCATCGTAGAGTATTTGAAAGTTGCCAGTCCTGAATTTTCGATGTCGTTTGATACTCCCAAGTACCATACACTGTCGTATTCAGTAGCAGTAAATTCTGCTAGAGTTCTTTGCGAACTCAAAATAGAAGTTGTAGTTCCTGTTGCTGTCAGTGTGTCGACCCTCGTTTCATTGTTCCCACCAAATGTAACTCCTGCGTGTGTCTTAATGTTTCCAGATGTTGCGGTCGCTGTGTTGTCTCCTAGTCCCAACGCAAAATAGCTTGTTGCATTTTTGATGGCAGTAGACCCGTCGTTCTGCCCGGTAGCTTTGAGATCTATGTTTGAACCATTTATAGCAACATCTACCACATTGATGTCATTCATTGCACCGGTTTTAAGCACAGACGAATCTGTAATTCCGACCTGCCTTGTACTGCCATCAGTAGTGATACCGTCATTAGCTGAATATTTGTGCATGGCAAATTCGTTGTTTGTTTGGTCTTTGTGTATAGCATGGAACCAGACACTGTCAAATGTGTTTGCGAAACTGCTTATGGTTTTTTGTGAACTGACGTCTGGTGCGGCATCTCCCCTAAATGTGTTAGTGTCTATTGTTGTCTGTCCAATATTGGTTACACTTTGAGCACCAAGCACATCTACATATGTTCCGTCCGAAGCTGAATCATCATCTGATATTAAAATTCTGTACATGGTCACCCTACATGTTCCTGCTGTTCCATTCGCACCTCTCAATCTGGCATTGCCACCACTGATGTCAGCAGTGAACGTGGCCAAAGGTGTAGATTCTCCATTGGAAACTATTGTGTTGTATTCTGATATGAAGGCGTTTGTGCCATCATGGATCAACATCACTTCTGTTGAAGAAACTTCATTTGTTGTGGTGTTGTTTATTGACACGAAATACTTCGCCGCCCTGTGATCTGCAATGGCCCAACTGTCCAGCGTGGCCGCGGCTGAGTCCAGGTCCGCTACTAATTTTGTTTGTGCAAGTCCTGAACCTGCCTGTGTTCCTGATGAGTCATCATCTCCCAATCCAATTCTAAAATATTGAACAGCATTAATAAGTGACGTTGTTGAGCCGTCCTCCAACGTACCACCTTGTCCTAGAAGTCTCACACGTCCAGTGGCACTTCTGATATCAGATGTAAGTTGTATTTCTTGATTGGCCGCTGTCCTAACTATCTGTGAGTTACCATTGAATGCATCAAAGGTAGAACCGTCAGCCGTCCCTTGTGCTATCACTGATTTCTGCATTTGATATTCTATTGCACTGTCCGCCGCTTCGAGTCTGTTCAATACCAGATACCATGCACTGTCATATTTAGATTGTGCAAATTCATCTATCACACTGGTGTCTGCCAGTATAGATTCATGAGCACCTGTTGCCGTGTTGGCATCGATAAGAGTTTTTGATGAAAATCCTATTGTGTTCCTTGAGTCCTGAATTGTGGATACTCCCAATGCTATGGAAACACCCACGAATGAAAGTGTGCCACTACCATCAGTCTGCAAGAACTGTCCTGTTTGGCCATCTGCGTTAGGCAGTGCAAGACCATTAACTTTTACATTACCAGAACCACTTGCTTCAAACTCTAGGTTGTCGTTGGATCTGCTAGATGAAAGTGTGTTGCCTGAGAATGTTAATTTTGTAGGTATAACCAAAGTGTCAAAGTTCAATGGACTAAACAAACCTGTTGATGGATCGTTGGCTCCGATCACAGTGTTATCTATTGTACCATCATCTAGATCTATCCTGTTGATCTCTACAGACCCTGTACCACTCCCAGATAAAATCAAGTCTGCATTTGATGTTGTCACCTTGACAACATTGTCTGTGAAATTTATAGATGAGTCTATGGTCAAATTTGACACATTTACAACACCTGTACCGCCAGGTGTAAGTTTTAGGTCTGCATTTGAACTTGTTGAAATTATGTTGTCATTGAAAGTAAGATTGTCCACAGTCACAGGAGCGGCAAACGATGTTGCACCAGAAACTGCCATGTTGGCCATTGTAGTTGCCCCGTCGACAGTCATGTTTCCCGATGTTGTTAAATTGTCATTTCCAAAACTAATGGCTCCTGTTGAGTCTGTGATAGATCCACTTCCTGCAGTCAGTGTGCTGTTTATTGACATGCTCGAAGCTGATGTTGTTAGATTCTCGTTACCAAAACTTATAGTACCTGATGAGTCAGTTATTGAGCCGTTTGCTAGTGTAAGGTTACCTATCGTGGAACCTGTAGCGGCTGTTATAGTTCCTGAGGTTGTTAAATTTTCATTGCCAAAACTTATTGCACCACTTGAGTCAGTTATTGATGCGTTAGCTAAAGTTAAATTCCCTATTGATGAACCAGTGGCCGCAGTCAATGTACCTGTTGTAGTTAGATTCTCGTCTCCAAAACTTATGGCTCCACTTGAGTCTGTAATTGATCCATCCGCCAGTGTCAAACTGCCAAATGTCGAACCAGTTAGGAAATTTTTTGTTGTGGCAAAATCAAATCCACCAGCAACTGATGTGTTGCCGTCTACAATTAAATTCTCGTTGACATTTATGATTGAAGAATCTAAAGCATGAATGCTGGTGCCTGCATTGAAACCAATTCCGTCTATGACAACATATCCTGATCCGCTGGCCATAATTCTTATATCATCATTAGTCCTTGTCGTTTCGATATTGTTGTCTTTAATTCTGATTCCAGGAAACACAATTGATCCTGTACCGCTTGGATGTATATCTATGTCTGCGTTTGATAATCTTGATGTGATGTTGTTGCCAAAGAATTTTATATCCGCTTTGACAGGTACTAGATCAAAGAAATCACCGAAGTTATTGTTGATCTTATTGCCCGACGCATATAACGAATCACCGTCACCGCTGTTCGCTATTACACCGACATCTATTATTTGTTGAGCCATATCAAGTAATATTTAGTGGATTTAGGGTATATGCGAAAACGGCTACTATTAGCCTGTACTGATTTTCAAATCATTGCCGTTACGCCATAATTTGCCAGCAACGTTTGGATCACTGGTTGGAATACTGCCGGTTAAAAAGATAGATGCTCCATCAAGTTTTACAGCACCTGTTCCTGAAGCGGCAATGTGTATGTCATCATTTGACGCATTTGTTGTGATTTTGTTATCTGCTATTGTTACAGCACCTAGAATGATATCACCTGTTCCATTTGCAGTGATTGTGACATCACCGTTTGTGACCAGTGAAGTAATAGCGGAATCTGTTATTTGTAATTGATCTATCTCCACAACACCTGTACCGTTTGGTTGGACTTTTATGTCACCGTTGGTTAAGGATGTAGTCAAAAGTCCTGTGTCAGGATCTCCAACTATCTGATATACTTCTTCAAAATTCGTATTGACCTTGGTCATAGCGGTACGTAAAGTATCGCCTGTCGCTGGATTTCCTGCTGTTCCTGTGTCTATGTTTAATCTTGCCATAATGTGTTGTACATATTTATTAAATACTAATATGTTCATAGAAACGCTCAAGACCATGAGATTGTACGAACGCCAGAGTAAATTGGGAGTTTATCATACCTTCCATAGGAAAAACACCATATATGTATTCAAGTGTGACTCTTGCGGTGTAACTTTTCTAAGGCCCAGAGCACAGGTTGATCCTGACAGGGCATCAAACGATTACAAACACGTTTGTTCCTATTGTGATACCAAAAAGTACGCACAAAAAGTTGGTGTAAAAATGAGAAAAATATACCAGCTGGATGCCAGTTCTACTACAAAGACTTTATAGTTTCACCCATCTAATATCATCACGTTGGCCATCAACCCATCTACGTAGATCAGCATATATACCGGTTCTGATGTTGGGTTGGTCAAAGTACCATCTCAAAAATGTATTACCTTCGATGTATTCTTTCCTGTTGATGAAATAGAAATTTGTATCTGGAAATTTCCTAAAAGTCTGCCTCAGCTGGTACATCCACTCGTACTTAAGGTATGCCTTCATGCTGACACGTGATGGATAGTTAATGGTATTCTTGTACATATTGTTCTGTTCCCTACTAGGCATATCTCTTTCCCATTGTCGCGAACCCAATATGTCGAATGCCAGTATGACAACATTCTTTACACCTGATTGTGCCGCCATCAATACAGCCGAACAACCAGAACCTCGATTCAAAGAAAAATCTATTGTTCGTATTGTGGTGCCTTTCTTGATGTCACCACCTCTCCACATCCTATACAATTTTAGATTCTTTGGCGTGTCTGTTTCTTTGTCTCCTTCGCAGACGTAATTCCATTTACTGATATCTTCCGGGCCGTGTATCTTTAAATTTGTTTTTGCTTTGTCATGCCATGCTTTGAGTTCTTCGTACATGGGTTGGTTGACTGCAACTATGTGGTCACAAAGTTCTGGGTTGTCTCGGTAAATGGCATTACATCCGTAAATGATGCCTTTGTCTTTTAGATCTTTAATTGGGAATATTGGTCTACTTTCACCATTACCTATAACAAATGCGGTGTCCATTAAACACCAAAACTCTCACCACACCCACAGCCGCTTGATGCATTGGGATTGGATATTTCAAACTGTGATCCAAACACCTCTTCCTTCCAGTCAATTTTTGTGCCTGCCACGTACATCATTGAAGTCTCATCAACAACAAATTTCCCTGTGTGCCAATCTTCTATGTGGTCACCTTCTGCTATGCTTTCTTTAGTGTCAGCAAATCCCCACTCGTATTTGAATCCTGCACAGCCGCCGCCGTTAACTGCTAGGCTGACCGCATATTTGCCCGGATTCTTTTCCAGCAATTTTTCAATTTGATTCTTTGCTTCATCTGTTATTTCAAATAAGTTCATACTATTAATTATCTGTCCTTGTTCCCCATATTTGCAATACCGACAGCCAACCAAAAACGTGTTGCATCTTTTTTCTTTTCAAAACTCATGAAACTGTTCTGATCCTCCCAATGGTTCCGGGGGTTCTCTATGTGTCCTGCAGGTTCAAACCACCAACCCCATCTGCCCTCACAATTTCGTTGACACCACTCGATGCATTCACCCGCTATTCCGTTGCTGTTCATGTCAACATTGTGTTCAAACTGTTTCTGGTATCCGCAATCCTCAGATATATCGTTGAGATCAGCTATTACTTTTTTAACTTTTACTCTGCCGTAACTACTACCATTGTGTGGCATGATCTAAACTCCATTTTTTTGCAGAACATTTTTCACCACACTCTCTGGGTGCTGTTTCTGACTGTATATCTCCAAATAATTTCTTCCACATTGAGTCGTCTAGCACTTCTCCCAGGGTCTGCTGGGGTTTGATGTAATCAAAAATATCTTTGTTGTGTCCATATCTTAGTGCCGTCCAACAACAAGGATAGAACTTTCCTTTCGCATTCAAGTATAGCCCTTTGTTGCCAATCATACACAAAGGTATAATGGACGGAGTACTATCTGTATTATAAAACCTTTTTGTAAAAATATCAACACAGTTGTCATGCCATTTTTTACCAGTCAGCTTGGTAGTTGTTCTAGTGAATCTCCCAGAAGCTATAAACTTATCGCTTGGTTGAAGTGGATCATTTTCTGGATACGTTCCGTAATTTTTTCCAAACTTAGAACTGAGTGTCAATTGGAAGCTGTCAAATTTGTGTTGCTTTGCCATATCCTTCATGATCTCTAGCTTGTCTTCGTTGAACTTGAATGCAATCGCGGCCCAGGTCTTGTATGCTTTGCTTCCACGTAGGGCATTAATGCCCAACATTATTGAATACCAGTTGCAGTTGACCCTGTACAGGTTATTTGATTGTTGATCCCAACCGTCTAGTGAAAAATGTATGTGATCTTTTTCGTTTAGGATGTTATCAAGTTGTTCCCACCAAGATTTTGTCTTATAAGATCCGTTGGTAATAATCACAAATTGAACTTGACCATTGTGTTCCCTTAACCATGCAAGTATTTTTAAAAGATCTTTTGCATATATAGGATCACCATCGTCACCACAGAATGTTATTTTCCGCACTTCTGTCAGCAGTTTGCCGGTCCAATTTTGCTTGAACCATTCCAGACTTAAATCTGTATTTGTAAGGCCTTCAGGGACTTCCTGCCTAGAACATCTAGGACATTTCAGACTGCATTTAGAACACAGTTCTATGTGCCAATGCTCCAAAGGCCAATTATGTATGTTTTCAAACATAACGTATTTTACACTCTAATTTTTTAATTGTAAAGCTAGTGGAGATTCCACTTACGGCCTGGCCCACGCAGTTAAGACATCAAGAGGTCAGTGTTTTTTGCCGACGTCACACACTGTGGCGTTGCATGTGTATTTATTACTATTTCCAGTTATCAATTACGAATTGATCTGCACATTCCATTGGGTTCGGTTGCCCATGGAAGACTGCTACTCTGTTTTCGCTTTTCACTGTCGCAGGTTTTTTAAAAAACCATTTGCCGTTCTTGTCCCTTAATTTTGTGTCTTTGAATCCTATCATCTCCCATTTGTATGAACGTATCCAGTCGTCGGGCCAGTGTGTTATTTGATCCTTACCTGCTTTCATGATCCAGTCTTGATCTCCCCAATTCTGTTTCATTATTCTTTCATGGTTGCTTACAAAATCTGTGTACAGGTGATTCATGGTTCCTGCCTCCCAACGCATACAGCTGGAGTTACTTTGTTTCCAGTCTGCTACCCTACATCTGTTGAAGTCCCTGATTATCATGAACTTGCCTGGATTGTGAGTGAATAATGGATCTATGTTATTGTGTATTATCACATCCAGATCAAAAAATAATATATTGCCCTTTAATGGCATGTCTGGACTGAACATCCACAACTTGCTCCACCACGTTTTGATCCATGGTTCGCTAGGAAACTTTATTGTTTTAATTTCAGGATTAAGCCCTTTGATGTCGTCTGTTATACAGTGGAATTCGAAAGGTACTGTGGTGTGCCTCTTGACCATACTGTAAAGGATGTTGGCATATGGTGATGGATACTTGTTCCCCCACTTAACGCATACTACGTGATTCATATCCTCGCTTTAATCCTTTTATTTGCATTTCTTTCCAGTCGTCACTGTCAAGCGTGTATGGAAAAACATTCTCCCAACTTCTTGAACCAATTGTGTGAATACTTTTTATATTTAAATTATCTTTCATCATATGATATACTTCTGTGAACGGTTTGTTTTGAAATCCAATTTTCATATCCACTTGTCCAATTTTTATATAACCTAGTGAAAGTTTAGGATCATCCCAATCATAATTGTTTTGTTTTAGCCATTTTCTAAAATCATCCATCTCTTGTTTTTTAAAATCATGTGTGTTTTCAGTGATAGTATCTCCCCATTCTATATCAAACTCGCCAGAATAATACTTTTGATGATTGATTTCTGAACATAATGCTTCGGTCATGACCGGTGCGTGTTCGTCTCTATAAACTTCAAACAATGTTTTGCCCACTTGTGACCAATGCAAGTATACACCACCCATTTCTCTATCATACCTATTTTGTTTAAACAGCTCATAGTCCTCTTGGTGCAAATCGTGTCTGGGTGCATTTAAAAATGTAGTAATTTGTGATGGCCTCATCCACTCAGGTTCAACAACACTTTTCCTGTATGACAGAACCCAGCTCTCAATCTCATGACATATATTGTTCAATTGTCTAATTGCATACTTGGTTTCGTTGTCTGCTTGTTTGTAGAAGTCTGATATTTTCCATGCTGTACCTTGTAGTTCTTCAAAATACCTGTGCAATAAATTGCAGGCGTCGTGCTTTAGTCTAAGTCCTGGAGTTTCTTTTTCTGGTCCTAGGCCTACTTTCAACCTAGAACTAAATTGAAAATCATCTACTGTAAATGGATTGATATATTCATATGGTGGATCAAACTTGAAAGAATTGATCTGAGCTATATGTTTGTTCAAATCACTACATAAAAAAGATAAATTTCTCTTTGAATCAGCCCAACCTAAAAAACAAAAATTTTTTTCTAATATTCTTTTCTTCTCGAGATTGTCCTTGAGAGCTTCAATAAATCTTCTGCCTAGGGGTGTATCGTATAAATGAATCCTTATTTGCTTGTTGTCATATTGTACAACAATGTTTTCAAATAAAAAATTAAATTCTGCTTTTTTCTCTATAGATGGCACTGTTGGCTCCGTGTTCGGCACATTCCACTTCCACGACATAGCATCTATTGTCAGTTTTCTCTCTGATAAGTTTGTCCGCGAATTCAAATGCATGTTTGGCAAACATCTCAGCACCTACACCATCGAACATTCTTATTTCTGCTAGATCTAATTTTTCTAGTTCTTTGAACTTTTCAAGGTGTGGGTCATTTTTGTCCAATGCAAGTTTATGATCGAAGTTATCCTCCAGCCATGCCTTTAAAGGCTTCAAACCTCCAAAGTCCACTGCCCAGTTCTTGTCGTCTAGTGCATCACAACCAAATGTGAATCTAAACTGTAAACTGTATCCGTGTAGCAAATGACAATGTGAGTGATCTGCATTAGGTTGCCTGAACACACAGGCTAGTCCTATGTTGTGTCCGTATGTTTTAGTTGAGTAGTAAGTCATCTTTTCTCCTTAATTGATGACTTGCAGAGTGTTTATAGAGGGATGAAAGTCTTTGAGTCCTCTCATTAGTGCAATCTCTTTTTAATATCCTCGAGATCAAATCCTAATTCTGTTTCTGACTTGTTTCTTATCTTGTCAGTAAGTTCGTTTGGTATATTTAACTCACCATCAATAATGCTCTTTAAAAAATGTATTAATATTGTAAACTCAGGCCTCTGTGACAACGTTTCCGGGTCAATTCCATGTTTCTCCATTGCATTAAGCATGGCTTCTGTCACATCAATAAGAGAGTTAATACTTTTGTTGTGTTTTTCAAAATGTTTCATTATACAATAATTTTTGGTTTCTCAGGTGTTTTGATAGTCTGGAACACTCTTTTGTATTCTTCTTCTATTTTTGAATTAATAACTGAGACGCACTGTATCTTGTCTTTGGCGATAGTAATTTCTTTTTCTTGATCTGCAGTTGAGAAGAAAGTACCAAATGCAAGGCCTTGTGGCCCTTGCATTAATGTCAATGCTTTTTTAATTTCAATTGTAGTCTCGGTTTGTGATTGCAGAGTAGAGATCACCTCTTCACCATGCATTAATTTAAGAGTTATAAGATCTCCATCTTTATATTTTTCAAACATAATACTATTATAAACTATACTGTCAATTTGTCAATGTATTTCCTCAATTCCTTGTCTTGCACATTAGGTGGAATATGGTTGAAGAAGAAAATTTGGTAACTGTCAGAGCCATACTTGCCAATACCGTGCAGGTCACTTGCTTCTTTACCGTCCCAGCTCAAAAATTCAACACTCATGTTTCTAATTCTTTTAGCTCTAACTTTCCACATGCCTAATGGCTTGAGTAAATTTTCTTGAGTTTTTTGTCGGCCTCTTATAAAAGATACTGGATCAGGATAACGTGCAAATAACTTGGGCAATATCTGTTTAACTTGTTTTCTGTAAGTCAAATTAAGACACATTACAGCAACCATGTGTTTCCACTTTTTGTATGGTCCACGTATCTGTTCTTGCACCATTAAATGATCAACCATTTTTTTACTCATACTACAATTATATTTGTTATTTTTATTTTGTCAACTGCTTGTTAACGAACTTGGCAAGACCTTCGTAGGTGTCTTGGAAGACATTTTTATTAGCCTTCCATTCTTCTGGCATTTTCCAACCATCTTCATTTACCACAATCCATCTGCAATCCGAATGCTCGAAAAGTTTGTTGAACTGATATATCCAATAACTTGGATCGACAGGTCTTTTAATATAGGTGTAGCCTGTGCTACCTTTGTATATGTTGTTGACATTTTCTGGCTTTTGTTCCTTGCCCAAACCATATAGGTCCATGCCAACTAGGAATATGGCTTTTGGTTTGAAGCTCATGCCGACCAGTGCCGCAAACTGTCCGGTACCCCAATGGAAAGGATTATCCTGTCTCTTGTCTCCTTCGTAGGGCAACTCCGGCACTTTCTTTACATTAGACCAAAAGGCAAATTGTTTGTACCAGTCTTCTCTGGTATAGATTGTTGTATTTTTACCAACTGTGTTAGCGGCCTCTTGGCACATATGCCTGTCAGCACAAACCACATATTCTAGGTTGTGATCTCTAAACATGGCATTACAGCCAACCATTGTTGTAACACTTTTGAGTGGTGTTATATCAAAACCTCTTCTGCTCTCACCGTTTCCTATTACACTTACAAACTTGGTCATAATGTTGTTTAAATACCCCTTTAGACTGCTTTAGAGCGGCGTATACGCATGGTAAAAGCACTCTTGGAATAGTTGTATATCCTATTTATTGGCCATAATTAAATGCCAGACTGTCTTGTAGTGTTTCCATGCTTTACCAAGTGCAGGATACTTTCTCCTCATTTTGACAGCGTGTTCGTTTACCATATCATCCTCATCTCGAACAGTTTCTAAATCTTTTGAATATTGACTTTGTGAAACTAGCCTGCCTCTACTTCCGTCTTTTTTCTGCACATAAACAGTCTCCCCACCATCAGGTGATATGTATATTTCTTCTCTTCTCTTTAATTTTTTTACTTTTCTCATTAGTAATAATTAGTGTGGTCACCAGAGGGTACAGATAATCTTATACCGTTATGAGAATCTCCCTCATGGTCGTTTTTGTTTCTTGGGATAAAATGTATGTGTGGCCAAAATATGCTCTGTCCTGCCGCGGCACCTCTGTTTTGTCCAACGTTGAATCCATCCATCTTGCCTTCTTCTATCCATTTTTCTCCGCAGTAGTAGGCCAGTTTGTATGCTTCTGCTATTGTGACTGGATCATTTTTCTTAGGTACAAAAAGTAGATGTCCTTTTACTACCGGATACTTGTCTCGGAATACGCCACAATGTTCGTTTTCAAATATAGGGTTGTCATTACCAACCCATGTTGATTCATTATAGCTGTCAATTTTTTCCCAGGGTTTCTTGTAGATAGGTTTTTTTGATTGCATTTGTTTTTATTATTCCTATCTTTATATTACTTGAATTTGGCCTGTGTCGCAACCTTATTTGTTCCCAACGTTTGGTTTTAGTGACACTTGGATTGTATGCATTGATGTCCAAAAGATTCACAATAGCTTTCCTTACTTTTTCAGCACCACCGTGTTTCTTACAGGTATCTGATCTTCCAACTTCTACTGTTGTGTCGTTGATCTTGATTTTGTACACACATGGTAATCTAATCCATTTTGTTACAGGATCTTTTTTGTGTTTAATTTTGTAGTCTTGTATGGTGTAAAGGTCTTGTATGGAATACCATTTAGTATCTGTCATTTTTAATACCCAACTGCTGAAAAACTTGCTGAACTTTTCTTGCTTGGAAGTAACAGTCTTCGAGTGCGTTGTGTAGTCCTGTTCTCTTTTCATTTGGATCACGAGGCACAAGACTGAACAGTGTTCTGGAGTCTCTGATCTGCCAGTAGTTCCAGGGCACAGGCACATCCATCTGTGCGTAAAAATTTTGTAGTATTGCGTAGTCAAACAAAGGACCTTGACACCAAAATACGTCTACACCCACGCTCCACTTGTTCAATTGTTTAATGAAGTATTTCAAATCTATTCTGTCATGGTCGCCTAGTGCTTCTTCCCTCACGTCCTCTGCCTGTTTGCCCCACCATTCAACTGTGTCCTCCATTATATCTCGGCCCATGGCAGTTTGTGAATCAACATCTATTCTGTAATATAATCCTTGTGATGGTTCTATATTCTTGTACGGATCAAATTTCACACCACCTATCGTAAGTATGGTAGCATTTGGTCGTGTGGAAAGTGTTTCAAGATCTATCATTGCGTGAATCATACCAATATTATACTATGGAAAACGTGTGTCGTCAACTAGGCGTCTATGCCTGAATGTCCTGGATCTGGGTTAAACAATGATGGCTTATTACCATTATCCATGAATTTTTGGAATTCGTCTAGTTGTTGTTCGTTGAAGCAGTGTATCTCACCAGATGACATTGGGTACATCTGTTGCATATATGCTGTTGTCTGTAGGGCAGTTGAATAGCAGGTATCATAATTGCTGAAAGTAGATGTAGGATCAAATACGGCATCACAATCTATACCAAAACATATGATCATTACCATTACAAATTTCATACAAATATTTAAACTATAAAATACAGAAGTTAAACTACTACTTCTTACGTTTTTTGCTAAACGTTCGCACCTTGGTTTGCAGTCGAATTAGATCGTTGTCAAGTAATCTTACTCTGTCAATCAATTTTATGAGTGTGGCCGATGTTGATGACAACTTAGGTTTGATTTGATTTACAATGTAGTTGTAGAGATACCAGATGAAATATGCAAGAAAGAAAACTGCAACTACCGGAAATCCATAATCGTTGATTAGTGTTACTATGTCCATCAATCTTTCCTTGCGTCCACTTTGCCGTCAGCTCTTGCAATCCTGTCTGTGTCCACAGGCAATCCAAGTCGTTCAGATACTTCTTGGTCAATTTTTAATATGTCATTATTCATTGTTTTTACTCTGTTGTCTAGTTGTGTAATGACATTTTCAATAAAAGTAATGCTACTTACAACCGAGCCCAAGATATACTTGATAATGATCATTATAAAAGCACCAAGTCCCACTGTTGCCGCAATAGGCATGCCAAGTTCTGCTACTAGATTCCAAAAGCTCATTATATGTGTATTTAACGTGTTAGTGTGTACACGTTCACAGGTTCGGTTTTGCCCTTGACTGTGATGCTGTCAACAAACTCAAAAGGAAACTTATCGTCGATTACCTTTTTGGTCTGCTCACCTACTATCAAAGTGTGTCCTAGTGTCTTACTTGCACTCTCTAGTCGTGCCGCAAGATTAACAGGATCACCTATGACGGAGTAATCAAACCTCTGATCTGATCCCATGTTACCAACCAGTGCCTCCCCTGAGTTGATACCAATGCCTATCTTTATGTTTGGTAAATTTTCTGCAGTAAGTTGTGTGTTCAGCATGGCCAATTCTGATTGCATCTGCGAAGCAGTAAGCACTGCCAACATCTGATGATCCGCAGTCTTTAGTGGTGCGTTCCAGAATGCCATGATACAGTCACCCATGAACTTGTCCACAGTACCACCATTGCCAATTATGACGTTGGTCATGCGTGTTAGGAATCTATTGATCAGTTTTGTAAGTTCTGCTGGATTGTCCTTGTACTGTTCTGATATGGGAGTGAACCCTCTGATGTCGCAGAACATGAAAGTCATGTATCTTGTTTCTCCACCCAGTTTCAATAAGCCAGGATCTTTCTGTAACTTCTTGACCATTCTGGGATCTAGGTAGTGTTCAAACTGTTTCTTGATCTGTTGTCGTAGTCTGCTCTGTGTCGCGAAGTTGTTGTACACTGAATGAGCCCAGATTAAAAACACAGATAACATTATCCAAGATGGATCCACAAGGAACCCTTTGTTTGTGTATGCCATGAATGCGCCGTACACAACACCAATCTCCACGAAGAACAACAGAGGCACTGCTAGTAGCACACTGGTTCTCGGCAGTACAAGTATTAACAGTATTAATAAGAAGGCCAGGAACACTATCTCGTATGTGTCCGCCTGAGGTGTACGCAATAGATACTTGCCTGTTAACAGTGTGTCCAATGCCTGGGCAGTAATGTTCTGGTCGGTCATTAATCCATGTGGTGTGTACTTCAACACACTCAATCCTGCGGCATCCAGTCCCACTACAATTATTCTGTTTTTTATTTTTTCCTTGTCAAAGTTGTCTGTTAGTATGTCTGTGGCTGATATATTCTCATACAGCACAGGTTCAGCATAGTTGATGTACATCTCTGCATTGTGATTCACAGGTATGCCTGCCTTCTTGCTCACAAGCACTTCGTCTATGCCATGCTCTTTTGCAATAACTTTGATTCTTTTTGATTTATTTAAAAGTCTAACATTCTCTAGTATCATGCTTGGATATATTTTGCCATTTACATGTATCAGCACTGGCATCTTTCTCACGACAGCATCGGGCTCAGGTGAAGTAACATTTACTCCCATACCTGTTGCACCTGCACTGACTCTTGGAGTGGGAGATACTATGCCTTCGAATTCGTACAGCCATGGTTGTACAATACCTTTTTCAATGATTTGTGTGGTGCTAGGTAATTCTTTGCTTGGCTCATTCTTAACACTCATCATCAAAATGGCTTTCTTTGATTCTTTCAACACGATTGAGAACACTGCATCTGTATCTAGTAATACTTGGCCCAGTTGTTCACGCAGTTCGTTTGTCATGGGCATGGATTTCAAATATTCTGTGCCACTCATCCTATCTGGTTCAGCAAACAGTATGTTGTAATTCACAAGCATGGCTCCGTTGTCCACTAGTTTTGCGTGTAGCATGGCCATTACATGTCTGGGCCATGGCCATTGCCCGTATCTTTTTAGATCGTTTTCTGTGACATTGATAACAGTGACCGAATTACTTACTTCCTGTCTTGGTTGTACGTACTGGAAGTGATCCCAAGTTTTATATCTCAAAGTTTTTACACTATCGCTATTGTCTATTCGTACACCCAGTAAAACCAAAGCGAAAGCGACAACCATCCATATGCTTGTGAATATTTTCATTATCTCTCCTGGAGTGCCATGCCTATTCCGTTGTGGAATGGTGTTGTTATGTAACTCAATATTGTTC